GCAAGGTTTTACCTTGCATGAGCTTCTATATCAAAGATGTTGTCCGTTTAGCACCGGACTATGCTTTTTTGTAATTTTATTCATTTAATTTGAATTTTAAGTTTTATTAATAACAACATTTGTTTGAGGTTATTATTATAACCTAACTCTAAGTGATTTGTTTAAAACTTGCTCTAAGGCATTACGTCCTTAGTTCATTCATATATTATTTTAATATACAAATTATACTTTTATCTCGTTGACAGAGTCTGTCTTGTCCCCTTTTAGGGGACAACCGTGAAGAGGAGCTGCTACTCCTCAATCGTCCAAAGACGTTAAAATCTTTGGGTGCGATTATTCTTATCGTCAAATAGAAACCCCCCCATCTTTTTCGGAAATATTTAACACTGGTTTAAATCAGCAGTGTCGTATGTATTTTCCGTTTTGATTAGTAATTTATTACTAGAAATTTAGATGTGTGTAGATGAGTCGCATAGACTTAATTTTACCAAGAACATCCCCCTCGCTTATTAGCGAATATTTACTATCATAGTAGAAACCCTCACAAAGAGGTGAGTTTCACTTACGTTTATATACTAATATTTGAGAACAATTGGAATTCTTGATTTATTTTAATCCGACGTACCGGAAGTTATTTTGCTCGATATATTCTGCCTATCTCTCGTTTCAGCACGTACCAGCGTGTAGGGTGTTGCATTACCCGAAATTTCTTGAGAGCTCTAGGTAGCGTTGAGACATCAACATCACATATCTTTACATTTCTGTAGTGAAGAACAATCTAAAATTTGCTTAGGCGCTTGCGCCTACTGATATCAATCCAATCCATTAATCATGACAAGTCTATTATTTAAAGGAAACAATTTCAAAAGCAACAATTGGATTCTGGACACTATTACCCTAGTGTTTTCAGTTAGTACCGCCGTTCTCTATCTTCATAGTGTTCTTACTTCCCAATCTGGGAAAGAAGAACGCCGTGAACAATATGATAGAAAAAAGAACAATCAGAGCAAGTCTGATCGCAAAAAAGCGAAAAACTTGCAAACCAAGCTTAAAAAGATAGCAGACAATAAGGTCCATAGGAAGAAACATCTCCAGTCACAATCTGGAACTGTTCATTCCTCTTCCTATTATCTTGAGCACACATATAGCCTTTTACAAGAGGTTAGTGTTGATGCATTAAGCAAAGTATGGTTCTTTTTAAATACTTTACCTACTAAATCTAATGATTTAAATACATTTATAACTACAACTTATAATAAAACTAAATCTTTAGTTTCTGAATTGGAAATTCCCACCGAATTTATTCAGAAGTTCGACTTTTCATCATACGTGAATGCCATTAAATACATTCGTACTTGTAAATTAATGACTGATTTTTACACGATTTTGAATATGCTTACCACTTTAGGTTGGCTAAAATCAATTGAATTGAAATGTTCAGAAGTTGTATTTTTCAAATCTGAGTCTTTACGAAAGACTATTACTTTACCAGATTTATTAACAGCTTTCATTTCTTTTCTGAAGACATTGATCAAGTGTCTTCTAAAATATCCTTCTAAAGGTTTCTTAGCATTTTACGAAGATGCTATTAAAGGAACTTATGAAGAAGATTACACATTCTTAGTTTCTAGCAAAGTCCTTATTGATACAGGACGATCTGAGATAGATCCTAAATTGTATGATCGAAAATTGTCAGAAATGATCACACTTACAGGAGAATTAATTTCTTCTTGTGATGCATTTGAAAAAGCTTATTATGTATCTAAACTTAAAGAACTTAAGGCATTAATGTCTTCTCGTACTTTAGCGCAGAGAGATTTTATTCGCATGAAACCGTATGGGTTATTAGCATATGGTGGATCTGCCGTAGGAAAAACGGCAATTTCGAATGCTTTAATTCGTTATATTCTTAAAGTTAATAATTTTGATTCATCACCGAAATCAATTATTACTCTAAATGAATTTGACAAATTTCAATCAGAATACCGTACCCATCATGGAGGCGTTATTTTTGATGATTTGTGTAACGGAACTGTTGATCACACTGATGGGAATCCGTTAATGAAAATTATTCAATTCATTAATAATTCTCCACAAGCCGCTCTAAATCCAAATGTAGAAATGAAGGGAAATGTAATGATTGAACCCAATGTGGTTCTTGCTACTACTAATGTCAAAAATTTGATGGCTTCATACTACACGAATGAGCCTCTTTCAATTGCCCGTCGATTTAACGTTACTATTACTCAGTCAGTTAAACCTGAATATTGCATTGCAGGTACTTCTATGATTGACGAAACTAAAGTGCGTGCCGCATTTGGAAGTGATCCTTATCCTAATTTCGCATTATTTACTGTTGAACGTGCACTTTCTTCTACTGGAAACATTATGAGGAAAAATGTAGTACAAACTGTACATTACGTGCCAGTTGATTTTGAAGGAAAACAACTAATTGATATTGAGATAAATACTCTATTGAAATTTTTGAAAGAAGATTCACAAAAACATTTTTCTAATCAAGCTAATTTTGTTGCATCACAACGTAAAAATGCTGATATAGAATTGTGCGAACATATGCTTCCTGTAGGAAATTGTTCCAAGTGCATTTTCGAGTCCCAAGCCGCTGATTTAACATATGTTCTTGATGGAATTAAATCCATTGAAGAAAAAATTGTCAGTTATTGTGAATCAGTTATGTACGATTTTCTTAATACGAAATTTGGACGCTTATTACTGATGTATCTTTATCGGGATGTGCTTAAAAACATTGTCTTAGGTATTGCACCATTTTATGCTTTATTATGCCTAAATTGTTTGTTATTAGAACATTTGGGTGTATTGCCTGGTTTGACTTACTTTATTGTGTTAACAGTTATTATTGTTGGTGTGGTTGGTATCCGTTTCTATCTAGCTCGAAAGAGAGTTTTAAAGAAGTGGTGTACTTTTCCTAGACCAACCGTATATTTCTTATCTTTATCGTTTGTCAATCAGATGAAAATAATTTCGTTAATAGGAGGAGCTACTACTTTAGCTTTACTTAAGAAATTTTTCATGTGGAGAAATAAGTTGCCAACTGCCCAAGCAGCAGATCCAATTACTCTTAGATCTTCTGGAGTACCAGTTAAGACAAAAGAATTTTGGGATGAACGTGAAATTGAGAAGAATTTCTCTTTTAATCCACAAATTGAGAATACAGGGCGCTGTATTACTTTGGATCAACTTAAACAGAAAGTTTCTAAGCGATTGATGATGGTGCATATAGGGAAACCTGGAGAAGCGCATTTTTGCAATTGCGTTTCTTTAAGAGGTAATCTTGTATTGTTACCGAATCATATTGTCCCTAAAACAACAACAGAAGCTAAAATCACCATGGAAGGAGCACACATTAATAATTGTGTTATCTCTCCCGAATCATGTTACCATATTCCTGGTACTGATTTTGCAATTTGGTATTTACCTGAGTTGGGTGATCGTAGAGATTTGTTACAACATTTTCCTACCAATATCACTAAGGGAAAACAATATGTTGGATCTTTGATTTATAATGACCATGGTTTGATCAAGCGCTTCCCAGACATGTTAGCAACTCGTTCTAAAACTACCACTTCTGAAGGTGGGCGTTTCGAATCATTGGTGTATTCCTTTCCAGGGGAGACATTTAATGGTTTGTGTATGGCTACATTTGTTGCCACTGATTCTAAAGGTCTTCCATTCATAGGAGGTTTCCATTTAGGTGGAAGAGGATCAGCTGGCGCAGCCGGTTTTATTACAAAGGAACAAATCGAGATGGGCATTGAACAGATTTCTAAAAGGTCTTCTGTTTTAGTGTCTCACACTGGATCTAATTTCCGAACAAATATTGCTGGAATTGAAGTTGGACCATTGACTGCGCCTCATTCTTTGTGCGTAAGTAATGATCTCAAACCTGATGCTAAATGTACTGTTTTTGGCACACATAATCAACCCAGAGCAACGGCCACATCCGCCGTTGTTACTTCAATAATTTCAGGTGCAGTAGCTGAGCATACAGGTTTGATCAAAATACATGGTCAACCATATAAAATGGGCGATCGTATGCACAAAGAAGTAGATATTGCTGGAAAAACTGATACTGCCTACAAATTTAATGGCGCTTCTGTGGAGAAGGCCGTTATTGATTATAAAACATCCATTATTGGAGGTTTGACTCAAAAAGATTTGGCTAAAGTAGGCAAATTAGGAAATGATGCTAATCTTGCTGGATTTGATGGTGTACAAGGTGTTAATGCTATGGCATTTACTACATCTTGTGGATTTCCATTTAAAGGTCCAAAAACCAGTATGGTTTCAAAATCAGATCGTTTCGTTGATGGCATTGATTGCCCTCGTGATGTTGATCCTATTATTCTTGATGAAATGAAAGAATTAGAGACCATCTTATTGCGTGGTGAAAGGATTAATACTGTCTTTAAAGCAGCTTTGAAAGACGAACCTACCAAATACACTAAGAAGAAAGTTCGTGTGTTTGCTGGTAGCAATTTCCCTTTTACTATGTTGGTTCGCAAATATTTTCTAACTATGTCTGCTTTAATGCAGGAAAAGAAAGAATTGTTTGAATGTGCTGTGGGAATCAATGTAGAATCTCCTGAGTGGACTAAGTTGATGAAACATGTTTACGTACATGGTGAAAACCGTGTTGTAGCAGGTGATTATAAGGCATTTGACGGACGTATGTCCCCAAGATTTATGCTTGCAGCTTTTAAAATCTTAATCGACATTGCAAAAGCGAGTGGTAATTTTGATGAAGATGATCTTATCATTATGAGAGGAATTGCAACGGAAATTTGTAGTCCCACTTATGATTTCTTCGGAACTCTAATTCAATTTTATGGTTCTAATCCATCTGGACATCCTTTAACTGTTGTTATTAATTCAATGGTTAATAGCTTATATATGCGTTATTGCTATTATGAGATTGCCAAGGAAGAAAAATGGTTTAGGATTCCGAGATTTAATAAAATTGTCTCTCTAATTACGTATGGTGATGATAACATTATGTCTGTTAAAAGCGGATATGATGCTTACAATCATACTAATATTGCTAGAATGTTGGCAATGAGTGGTATTGTGTATACAATGGCTGATAAAGAAGCAGAATCAATCCCTTTTATTGAGGGGAAAGATGCTGGTTTCTTGAAGCATAATGCCGTTTGGGATGATTATTTAGGTCTTTATCGTGCTGTTATTGATGAATCATCTATCGCAAAGATGTTGCATGCACATAAGAAATCTTCTGTTCTAAGTGAAGAGATGCATGCTGCTTGTTCCATTAAAGATGTAATGGACAAGTATGCTCATTTTGGTAGGGAAAAATACGAAGAAAGACGTGAACAATTGACAGCTGTTGCACGTGATGCAGGAATTTTAGGTCTTGTTGGTGAGATCAAGACTTATGAAGAACAATTGGATGAATATTGTTCAAAATATGATTGGGAGAATAACCCAAGACCCTCTGCAGTAGAGTAAACTGCACTCAGCGCTAGGTAGCGCTATATAAATAACCATTGCGATGGTAACTTGCAATTAAAACCAAAGAACCTGTGTGAGGTAGTTACTTGCTATTCAAAAGGAACTTTCAGCCTAATTAATAGTAAAGAAAACTTACACATCTTGAACTAACCTCGTTTAGTACCGTCTTTGTCACGGACTGGTGTTGATACCATACAAGAGAAGCTCTGTAGCGCAAATACTGATGCACATTTGCGTTATATATTTAAATATGTATTACTACAAAATTATTTAACAAAACGTTGTCAATACGTAAATTGACGGATACTGTAGCTGCAACAGTGACAAATGCGGCAAATGTTGTTGATGTGCACTGTAATTGCATTTTCAAAACATTTATCTTTAAATCTCAATCTGGGAATCCTGCTGTTGATACAGTAGGTGCGCCAGAGGCTCTTAAAAGTGAGATTACAACCTTTGCAGATGAAGACGCAGGTTGGAAAACAGAAATTAAGAGCGCCTATGATGCTACTATGTCTATTGGTGATAATAATGATTCCGATTTAGGATCATTTCTCCAACGACCGATTCGAGCTGCAACTTATCAGTGGGCTATTGGTACTCCCTTATTTGAACAATTTAATCCTTGGACTACATTCTTAACCAATAAGTATGTTAAGGATAAAATTTCTAATTATGAACTTTTGCGTATGAAATTACACGTTAAAGTGGTTATTAGTGGAACACCATTCCACTATGGCCGTGCCATGGTTAGTTATAATCCTTTAAATGGGTATGATCAAGTAACGGTTACACGAAATTTCTTAGATATAGATCTAATTCAAGCATCACAAAGACCCCATTTTTATTTAAATCCTGCCATGAATACTGGTGGTGAAATGGATATCCCCTTTTTCTTCCGTGAAAATTACATGTCATTGAGTAAAAACGATGCTGCCGATATGGGAGAAATTACATTGAAATCATTTGGTAATCTATCTCATACTGATACTGGCAATCCTGTTGGTATTACTGTATATTTGTGGGCAACTGATGTTGTACTTACTATGCCAACATCGCTTACTTCACAATCTGGTAAAGCTATTAATGGAGGAAAGGATGAATATGGACAAGGTATTATTTCGAAACCTGCTCAAGCTGTCGCGAAAGCAGCTGGAGCTTTAGAAAATTTACCAATTATAGGACCTTATGCTAGAGCAACTAATATGGTTGCTGGAAGTGTTGCTAATTTAGCGGCCAATTTTGGTTATTCAAGACCTAGTGTTATCACTGATCAAATATTGAATAAACCTATGGCTTGCGGAAATTTAGCTAATGTTGATTGTGCTGACGCAGTTCAGAAATTAACACTTGATTCTAAAGCTGAGGTGACAATTGACCCTAGAGTAACAGGTTTAGGAGGCGAAGATGAAATGTCTCTTAAATCCATTGCGATGAAGGAATCTTATTTAACTACGTTTACTTGGGCTGCATCAGATGCTCCCGATGACATGTTATTTAATTCCTATGTTACACCAACATTACATGCTACTCAGGGATTGGAAGTGCATATGACGCCTATGTGTCTAATTGCACAATATTTCCAACATTGGCAAGGATCTCTTAAATTTAGATTTCAGGTTGTCAAATCTCAATATCATAAGGGTAGATTATTGATCCGCTATGATCCCAGATCACATGAAGCTGCAGTTGATTATAACACTTGTTATTCTCGTGTTATTGATATCGCAGAAGCTGATGATTTTGAAATTATAGTTGGATGGGGACAAAATGTGCCTTGGTTAGATTGTCGAAATGTCACTCTAGCTGAGCCATTTAGTGATTCCATTAGACTAACTGTTGATAGTCTTAACCAACATAATGGAGTCTTGGAAGTTAATGTTCTAAATGACTTGGTTTCTCCGTCTGCTGGAGCTGATATTACTGTTAATGTCTTTGTTTCTGCTTGTGATGACATGAAATGGGCTGGTCAACAGTTTGATTCTGTTAATGAGCTTCATTTGTTTTCTCAATCTGGAACTGAAAATGAAGTAGATGATCCTTTGGGAGCACAAACTTTGGATATTATTGGCTCTAAAACGCCAGTGGTAGATGAAACTATGAATGTGTTTTTCGGGGATTCACCAACCTCATTGAGAGAATTGTTCAAGAGATATTCATGTGTAAGAACATGGTTCTCGCCTGGACATGCTACTTCACACCGTATTGCGAAACTATCGAACAAAGATTTACCATTTCATTCTGGTTACGATGTTCAGGGACCAGATACTGATAGTGTTGCAGCAGCTTGTACTATTTCAAATACACATCCAATTTCCCTCTTTTCGCCTTGCTATGCAGGTTATAGAGGAGGAATGCGGAGAAAATATTTATTTAATGGGAATAATAGAAGTTGCCCTGTTGTCACACGTATGGGATATACACCATTAGGAGTTACAGGAGTTATAAGCACTACAGACGCAGCATCTCTATCTACAGAATTTTTATCTAAGAATAGTACTGCTGAATCTATGAATGGTTCTGCAGCTACTGCCTTGATGGTAAATAGTGGTATAGAAGTGGAATTACCATTTTATAATGCTGGGCGTATCGGTTATTCTAGGATAATTGGTGCTCAGGATTTGAATTGTAATTCACACGTTGTGCAAACAGTTCAATTGCCTAATCAAGATATTTATTATCAAGAATGGGTAGCTGCGGCAGAAGATTTCTCCTTGTATTTCTTCACAGGTGTGCCGATCATGTATATTTATGATATTACAATATAAACACCAAATCAAAGTTTTTAAATTCTCTTCTTTGATTTGTATTAAATTTATTTAATTGAGAATAATCAAACATGCTTAAACAATAGTATGTTAATCATTAGGGTGGCCCTAATGTGTGGTAGTTTAATAGCTATCATGGGGTGGATACCCTCTTATCGTTCTGATCGAACTTGTAGAGGTATCCCCTTTACAAGATGTAGGTCACAACTTTAAGAGTCAGTACCGCCTCGCTCGTACTCTCTGCCAACCAGTGTTAATCTATTTAGATTCACTGAATTGCAGGGGTATTTAACATCAAACCAGAATCATTTATGATTTTGTGTACGATGTGAGGCCGTCTCTGC